CTAAAAACACGGTACGCCAAGCATCAGAATTATTCTTTAAAAAATCGAATCATAAAAACGCAACCTTTGAACACGAAAATAAAATTGATGGTGTTACAATCGTTGAAAGTTGGATCGTAGAAGATAGCAAGAAAGACAAAACGGCTTTATACGGCTTGGATGTTCCTGTTGGAACTTGGATGGTATCGGCAAAGATAGACGATCAAGAACTATACAACAAAGCAAAATCTGGCGAAATAAAAGGCTTCAGTATTGAGGGTTATTTTGCAGATAGATACGATATGAGTAAAGACGATAAAAAAACGGAAACAATAAACAAACTAAAAGACCTATTGAAATGAGTAAAAAGAAAGTAGAAAGGCCACAAGCACAAAGCAGTCCTAAAAACTCTCGTAAAGCTTGTTTATGTGAAGACAATACATATTCAACAAAGTGTTGTAAAGGCACTATAAGAAATCAAGGAATAGGCAACATATAAACCAAAAATGCAACAAACAATTTAAAATAAAGTTAATATAGTATGGAACGACTAAATAAGATTTTTGCTGAATGGGCAAAAGATGACAAAAAAACGGAATTAGCTTCTGAAAAAGTAGAACTTGCAAGTACAAAAGATTTAGACAGAAAGCTAAAACAATTATTTGCACAACAAAAAAAACTGGATAAAATTAATCCAGCAATTGAAAAGCTAATTGAAGACCAAAAAAGTGCAAAAAATATGCTTGATGTTTTTGTAAGAGAAAGCGAAAGTATTTTAAGTGAATTTGACAAACAGGCAAAAGATTTAGGTTTATCTCCAGATGGTGTAAGCCAATACAAAACATTAAAAAATGAAATTAGTGTTTCAAAATCAGAATATTTAAGATAAACACGAATAATTAAATAAGCTATGAACAATAAAGCAATACTAAACAAAGTGAGAGAACTTTTAGGAATGGAAGTTAAACTTGAACAACGCAAATTAGAAGATGGTGTTACAATCATTGAAGCAGATGAATTTGCACCAGAAAACGAAGTCGTTATAATCACAGAAGACGAACAAAGAATTCCACTTCCTATTGGAGAATACAAAATGGAAGACGGAATGATTTTAGTTGTTACTGAAGAGGGTTTAATCGCTGAAATTAAAGAAGAAGCAGCCGAAGAAGAAGAAGAAGTAATTGAAGAAGAAGCTAAAAAAGATTACGACGAAAAAGAAGAAGAGATGGCAGACGAAGCAAAGCCTGTTAAAAAAGTAGTTGAGTCAATCGTTAAAGAAACTTTCTTTAATGAAATCGAAACTTTGAAAAAAGAAAACGAAGAACTTAAAGCAAAACTTGAAAACCTTTCTAAAGTAGAAACAGAAGAAACAGAAGAAGTTGTTGAGGACGAAAAAACGGAACTTTCTACGGAAGAGTTAGACCCAGCAGTTAAGCCAATTTCTTTTAATCCAGAAAACAAGGAAGTAAGAGAAAAAATGCTTTACGCACAAAACAGAACTGAAACAACTCTTGATAGAGTGTTCAAAAAATTAAATAAATAAATAATAATAATTAAAAACTAAAAATTATGGCAGATCAGCCGACTTTTACAGCGCCCACTTATGCAGGAATGGCAGCAGGAAAATACATTTCCGCAGCTCTTTTAAGTGCGCCTACAATTGAAAACGGTGGCGTTACCGTTCTTGAAAACGTCAAAGGAAAATCAGTACTTCAAACTATTGATACTTCTTCAATCTTTACAGATGCAACTTGTGACTTCGACGATACACAAACCGTTACAATGGGGGAAACCGTATTAACGGTCAAAGATATGCAAGTAAATCTACAACTTTGTAGAAGCCAGTTTCACGATACTTGGACTGCAATCGAAATGGGTGCTTCTGCTTTTGCAGATATTCCAAAATCTTTTGAAGATTACTTATTAGGATATGTTGCTTCTAAAGTTGCAGCTTCTAATGAAACTTTACTTTGGACAGGTGTTGCAGGCGCTAATGCTTATGATGGTATCGTTACACTATTAAACGCAGCAGGATTACCAGCAGCACAAGATATTACGGCAGTAGCTTCTACGGCAGCTAACGTAATTGATGAGATGGGGTCTGTAATTTCAGCCGTTCCTACAACCGTGTGGGGAAATGAAGATTTGAAATTGTATGTTTCTTCAAATATCGCAAGAAATTATGTACGTGCATTAGGTGGTTTTGCAGCAGCAGGACTTGGTGCTAATGGTACTGACAACAAAGGAACACAATGGTACACTAACGGAAGTCTTTCTTTCGATGGTATTCCTGTATTCGTTGCTAACGGATTGGCAGACAATTCAATGGTAGCAGCACAGACTTCTAACTTGTATTTCGGAACGTCTTTATTGTCAGATTGGCAACAAGCTTCTGTAATTCCAGTTCATTTATATGATGGATCTGACAACGTAAGAGTTGTTATGAGGATGCAAGTAGGCGCACAAGTAGGTATTGCAAACGATTGTGTAGTTTATTCATAATATTAACCAGACTAAAGAAAGGTAGGTAAAAGCACCTGCCTTTTTTTATTCATAAAACTTTAAAAAAATGAGTGGATGTGATATTACAAACGGCCGTATAGAACAATGTAAAGATTCAGTAAGTGGATTAAAAGCGATTTACTTCGCCAATTTCGACGATTTGGATTCTGACAATGTTGTATATGATGTTACAAACGGAGACGTTATTGACACTTGGCAACCAGCAGCACCTTTAAGCTTATACAAATACGAATTGAAGAGTACAACAAATTCTTTCACTACGGCCATAGAAAGCAGTAGAGATAACGGAACGACGTTCTTCACTCAAACTTTAGTAGCTGCTTTAAAAAGACAAGATTTCGCTACACACAAGAACGTAAAACTTCTTGCTTACGGAAGACCAAGAATAATTGTTAGAACAATGACAGACCAATTCTTCTTAATGGGATTAGATCAAGGTGCAGATGTTTCAGCAGGAGAAATTTCTTCTGGTGCAGCACTTGGAGATTTTAACGGATATTCTTTGACCTTTACGGCTATGGAAGAACTTCCAGCTAACTTTATTGATGTAACAACTGAAGCAGGACTTGCTACGGCTTTTGCAGATGCAGGAGCAACAGACGCAGTAATTGTTACTTCTTAAGATTCTTTCTTATACCTTTCATAACAAAGAGGCACTTTTCGGAGTGCCTTTTTTTGTTTACATAAACACGAATTAAAAACAAAATATTTAAAAAAAAGTTATTATAGTAGATATGATTATTTTACAACCGATAGCAACAGAACAAAGTTTTAGCTTTATACCAAGAAGCCAAACTTATGATACGTTATATATCACAGGAGAATCTACAAACGTAACAACTGAAATAACAATAACAAGTTTTGCGAATGGCGATTACTACGATACAATAAACGCAACTTTTGTTAATGGTTTATTCAATTTAGTAAACAACACTTTTTACACTTTGGAACTAAAAAACGGAACAACGGTAGTACACAAAGACAGAATCTTTGTAACAGACCAAACGCCTGTTGTAAACTATTCAGTAAATGATGGAGAATTTATTTCAAACGTCAGTAACAACGAATTTATTATTTATGAGTAATAACATACACGTATTAGAATTAAGTGGCTATGAAGCGCCTGTAATCAAAGAATCTAAAAGAGAAGATTGGGTTGAATTTGGTACGGACAATAACTACTATCAGTATTTAATTGACAGATACACGAATAGCACTACTAACAACGCAATTATAAACAACATCACACGTTTAGTATACGGAAGAGGTTTAAGTGCAACAGACGCATCAAGAAAGCCTAATGAGTACGCACAAATGATGGCACTATTTAATAAAGATTGTGTTAGGCACTTATGTACGGATTTAAAGTTGTTAGGACAATGTGCCGTTCAAGTAATATACACGAAAGACAGAAAGAAAATAGCACAAGTGCATCATATACCTGTTCAATTATTACGTGCCGAAAAGTGTAACGAAGATGGCAAAATTGAAGCTTACTATTATAGTGACGATTGGACAGACTTAAAAAACTATAAGCCAAAAAGAATACCTGCCTTTGGATGTTCAAAAGAGCCGTTAGAAATTTATTTTATAAAGCCATATAGTGTAGGAATGAAATTTTATGCACTACCAAATTATATCGGAGGAATTCCTTTTGCCGTGCTTGAGGAAAATATTTCTGAATACTTAATTAACGAAGTAGAAAACGGATTTAGTGGCCGAAGTGTAGTGAACTTTAATAACGGAGTGCCAAGTGAAGATCAACAACAAATAATAAAAAACAAAGTACAAAGCCAATTAACAGGAATGAGTGGCGAAAAGTTAATAGTAGCTTTTAACAACAACGCAGAATCAAAAACAACAGTAGATTCTATGCCTGTAAATGATGCACCAGATTTGTATAGTACTTTATCAGAAGAGTGTTTAAGAAAAATAATGTTAGCACACAATGTAACGAGTCCTTTATTGTTTGGCATAGCATCGTCTAACGGATTTAGCAGTAATTCAGACGAATTAAAAGACTCGTTTGCGTTGTTTTCAAATATGGTAATTGCACCAATGCAAGAACTTTTGTTGGATGCTTTCGATCAGATACTTGCATATAACGGAATAGCTTTAAACTTATTCTTTAGAACGTTGAAACCTTTGGAGTTTGTAGATTTAGAAAACGTACAAACAGAAGAACAAATACAAGAAGAAACAGGTTTAGAATTAAGTGGTTTAAGTAAAGAATTACAAGACTTTTTAGAAACAGGAGAAGACATCGAACAAAATGAATTTATTTGTGTAGATGAAAGAGAAGTAAACCACGACCTTGACGATAATTTTGACGAACAACTTGCACTACTAAAAGACGAATTAAAACCTAAAGAAACAACTTTAAGTAAAATAGTTCACTTATTAAGAACAGGGCGTGCAGCACCTAACAAAACATCTGAACAAGATAAAGAAGTTGATGGTTTGTATTTTAAAGTACGTTATCAATACACAGGTAATCCTGCACCACAACGTAAATTTTGTCGTGCTATGATGAGGGCAAGTAAAGTATATCGTAAAGAAGATATTATTGCTTTAAGTTCACAACCTGCAAATCCTGGCTTTGGAGAATTTGGAGCAGACAATTATTCGATTTGGTTACATTCTGGGGGCGCACGTTGTAAACATTCGTGGAAACGAAGAACGTATGTAAGCTTTAATAAAAAAGCACCATTAGGAAGTGCAAAGGTTTCAGAAATAACCAAACAAATTGGAGAAAAATACGGATATACGGTTAAAAATAATCCTTTAGTAAGTATAGAGCCACACAACACACCAACAAAAGGGTATAGTCCTAATAATCCAAACACAAGAAAATACTGGGAATAATGGCAAAAGCACTATTAATAAGCAGACAGGACGCGATTCGTTTTACAAATATGAACGGAAACATAGACACGGATAAATTTATTCAGTACGTTTCGATCGCACAAGATATTCATATTCAATCAATGTTAGGAA